ACCAGAGCGTCGGGAATCGAACCTCTGCGAACTTCTGTCTATCTATAATAACCTCCTCTGATCAGGATTCGGCGCTGTTGATGTTTCTAGAAATTGGTACGCCCGGTGGGATTTGAACCCACGACCAACCGATTATGAGTCGACTGCGCTTACCGCTGCGCCACAGGCGTTTTGTTTTTTATTTTTCCAATATAATCTTCGTTTCTCACTAAGTTTTCTTTTAGTTTCTTCACTTAATGGTTTACGGTTTCTTTTCTTTTGGGAAATCGATTTTTTTCTTTCTTTTATTATTTCTGCATTTTCAGTATAATAACGTTTTAATCCTTCTGAAATTTTTTGTTTTGTTTGCTGGTTAAGAAATTCATTTGATGCTCTTCTTTTTCGAGCCTCAGCTTTTCTCATTCGAGTTTCTTCATTGTCTTTCTTGCCTTTATTATGAGGAACTCGCCCTTTAAGACAACTCCAATCACGCTCTTTATTAGTTTGTTTTATGCGCTCTCGAACTTCATCAGAGTGTTTCTTGCCCTTAAAATGAGCTCCACCTTCTCCTCCAACTCCAAGATTGTAAGTATCTTCACGTGCAACAAATTCTTCGGTAATTAGTTCACGCTCTTTAAGATTCATCTCATCTTCAGTATCAAAGTCAAATAGGATTTCTTTTATAAAGTTTTCTTTTCCGTGCTTTCTTATAGCGTCTTTAATCGCCTTCCCTGACCCATAATATGGGTCATTTGGATTTTCAGTTTGATGTTTACCGATGTAGATTTTTCCATTGAGTTTATTAGTGATCTTGTAGATTGTGTATCTCATATTTTTATTTATAAAAAATGAGATTTCAGAGTCGGGTGCTCTCACCGCTGAGTTACAAGCGCATTGAAAATTTGGTACTCCTGATGGGGGATTGAACCCATGACCTCCCACTTATAAGGCGGGTGCTCTAACCACGACTGAGCTACAGGAGCATTTGAAAATTGTTTGAACAGCTTTAGGCGCAGGCATACAACCACAGCAATCCGAAGACAGGAACTTAATCCAAGCTGAGAGCATCACCACTGTTCACGAGGCCGGTTGCGAAAAATTGTTTACTCAAAAATGAGTATAGGTTTTGATGTTTCCGTTTTCATCATAATATTTGGCATGCATATAAGTTGCGCAGCAACTATCATCACACGATTCAAAAATTCCAAACTTCTCTTGGAGAAATCGAATTGACTCGGCATATTGAGAGCAGGCAGTAGCTGCATGCTCTCGACTCGGATAGATAACTTCTTTGTTGCTCACAAGGAAATAATACCACAAAACCAGCAAAAAGTAAACAAAAAAGTGATATTTTTTTCACTTTTTTTCATAAAAAAGATGGTGGCCACTGATCATCGGCCTTATTGAGCTTTCTAGGGAGTCTCCCAAGCCCCTAAAGTGTACAAGCTTTAGAGTAACTCTCAGCCGGCGGCCATTTAGAATTGCACAGCATGCCCAGTGATTCTCTCTGACATGCTCAGAGTTATGCGCGCTCTGCCAGAACCAACATGCTGTGCAAAGTTTATAAAGTGGCTCCCGAGGTAGGACTCGAACCTACAACCTACCGGTTAACAGCCGGACGCTCTACCATTGAGCTACTTGGGAATTGAAAATGTTTAGGTACTAAGCTTCTGCGACTAAAGAATTCCTTCTTCGTCATCTCAGCAACCTTTCCCAGCCTCATATGATGATCACGAGTGAATAGCTCGCTCTGTCAATGACGCAAATTGGTAGGGCATGGAGGTGTCGAACCTCCGCTACTTGAGTCAAAGTCAAGTGTACTACCGTTATACGAATGCCCAATTGAAATTGGTAGGTGCTCTGGGTAACGATCCCAGTTCTACGAGTTAAAAGCCCGTTGCTTCACCATTAAAGCTTAGCACCCATTTGGCACGTTGAGTAGGAATCGAACCCACATCTTTGGTTTTGGAGACCAAGGTCTTACCACTAGACGATCAACGCATTAAGAAAATTGGTCGGGTAATTGAGAATCGGACTCAACTAAGCTTGCTCCCAAAGCAAGTGCCTCGCCAGTCGGCCTTTATCCGTTATGTTGTTATTTATTCCATCGGTTTCTACCTAAGAGCCAACCATCTGGAATTTCACCATCTTTTGAAATCTTTTTGTTTTGTTGCAATTCAATGTTACAAATCCAACGCGTACCATATTGTGAATTTTTTAATCCAACATGTTTACCTTTATGTGATTTTGACATCGCTTCTTTAGTTTCGATAGAATGCTTTCTACCAGCAAAAGAAGGCTGGTGATGAGAATATTTACCTAACCGGTGTCGTTCTCTCATATTTTTACTGTTTTGTTCATCAATAATTTTCCATTTTTCAGGATTATTTTCTCTGGATTTTTTTTGTCCTAAACCCCCAAGATAACAATTATTGGTTTTATTATTCAGGTTGTTTTTGTTTATAAATTCAAACGAGTCACCCTTACCTCCGCAAGTTAAATTATAAGAATTCGTATTAGTAAGAAACTCTTCATTTACTAATTCGCGCTCTAATTGGTACATTTCTTCCGCATTATCAAATATTGCGATATATTCTTTTTTAAAGTTATTAAGTCCATATTTTTTAATAGCGCGTTTGATTCTATGACCTGAGCCCATATAGCCATCATCAAGATTTGATGTTTTATGAACACCGATATATACTTGGTTGGTATTAATATTTGTAACCTTATAAACAGTATAATATTTCATATACTTTATTTATATAAAGTGAGAGCGGAACGTATTGGATTTGAACCAATGCGACCTATTAGGGTCGGCCACGTCTTAGCAGGACGGCACAATACCAAGCTCTGTCAACGTTCCATAAAATTTGGCGGAGCATACGGGAGTCGAACCCCCGGGCAACCTAACGACGCCCCCTATCTTTCCAAGATAGAACAATTGTCCACTCTGTCATACTTCCATAAAATTGGCGGGAATGACGAATTACGATATCGCGTCCTCTAGCGTGACAGGCTAGCGCTCTTCCTCTGAGCTACATCCCCATAAAATTGGTTACATAGGTGGGTTAGATATATTAACTACTCTTCCCTTTCTCCACCCGTGTGGTATTGGTTGATCTTTTTTTATAGACTTGGATTCCATACCATTGGTAATCCACATTTTTCCGTATTGAGAGTTTTTTGAACCCTGTTGGTGATTATTACGTTCAAAAGCAGATTTCTTCTTCTTTATGGCTTCATCAGTGCACATTTGTTCTACTTTACCAAAAGTACCATTTGCTCGTTTTGTCGATGCAGCTTTAGCCTTTGCTTCTGGTGTTTGACTAGAAGCTGAACCAAGTGCAGATATAACTTTTCTCCAATCTGGACCGTATCGTTCTTCTAAAACTAAATTCGTAGCAGCTCTTCCTCTTTTAGCTACTTCTGGATCACTGAAGCCGTATAATTTATTCTTATTAATAAAATCAAAACCACCAAAACCACCAACACGTAAATTGTATGTATTCTCTGTAGCTAAAAAATCTTCATTCACTATTTCTGCTTCCTTAGCGTACATCTCATCAGCAGTTTCGAAAACAAACAAGATGTCTTTTTCGAAGTTCTCAATTCCATACTTTTCTTGCGCTCTTATAAGGTACTTACCTGAACCCATATAATCGTCATTCAAATTTTTAGTCTTATGACTTCCAATATAGAATTTACCATCAATTTGATTTGTTATTTTATAAATTGTATAAAACATATTACACGAACTTATATATTATTTATATAAGTTCGCTATTTTAGCTATAATAATTAAAGATGAAAGTTGCGGAGGTTGGATTCGAACCAACGACCTCGTGGTTATGAGCCACGCGAGCTGACCAACTGCTCCACTCCGCGATTGAAAAATGGCCGGTATGGACGTGCTCGAACCGTCCTATCGAGATTTTCAGTCCCGCGCTTCACCATCAAAGCTTCATACCGTTTTGGTGCACCGTAAAGGAATTGAACCTCTATCTTATGGTCCGTAGCCATACGTTATATCCATTCTACTAACAGTGCATATTGAAAAATTGAAAAGCAAGTTGGAGTCGAACCAACTTTGTCTATCCTATGGCTTTTGGGTAAGACAAACCATCATCCATCTCTGGGGCCGAGGTCTATGTGTCGCCGTCCACATCGTTGCTTTATTGAAAATTGGCGGCCCGTTGACTTTTATCAGACTTGGATTCCGAATGGATGCTATAAACGCTCTTTGACGGGCCAAGCAAAGAGCAGCAACACATAAATTATATATCCATAGCATTTCGGCCTGCGACTCACTCAGGATTGGAGCTAGCTACTGATGACCGTAGCGGCCTTTAATCGCAATATACTGACATTATCTTCAGCACGGAATTTCAAGCCTGTATGCATACACACATGCACCTAACTCACCGATTGATATTGCAATTGAAAATGTTTCTATTCTCTCAGGCACGCACTGGAATCTTTTTCACACACCAGTCCAAGGATAATCACTCCTAGTTAACATCACCACATTCCTGATTAACTGGAACTTCACAGATGCGGCGCCTTCTTGAACAGACAACGCGCCTGAGAAAATAGAAACTAAAATTGGTGTGTTGTGTGAGATTCGAACTCACTCAGCCCGAAGGCAATAGATTTACAGTCTATCCCGGCTCTCCAACTCCGGCGCCAACACATTGGTCCACGAAACAGGACTCGAACCTGTAAAGGGTTTCCCCATACTCGCTTATCAAGCGAGGCCATTACCATTCTGGGCACTCGTGGATATAAGAAAATTGAACACGTTCTGAATTTCACAGCGCCGCAGATTAACCTATCTGCTTTGGAACTCTCTCCTATGCCAAGAGAGTGGCCGATCATTGAAAATTTGGAAGCCTATGCAGGATTCGAACCTACATCCTAGTCGTGACTAAGTTTTCCCGATTAAACTAATAAGCTCTGTCCAGCCTTAGTTGGATTCGAACCAACATTACCTCCTCAATGGAGGGTCCTGCCATTTAGACGATAAAGCGACGATTTATAAAAATTGGCACTGCCACGGAGAATCGAACTCCGATTGTACGGATGAAAACCGTAAGTCCTAACCGTTAGACGATGGCAGCATTGGCTAGCTGTGTAGGATTTGAACCTACATACTCCCACATTGATGAGAGATCTTAGTCCACGCAAGCACTAACGCCAGCATATTAGATCAACAGCTAATTGAAAATTGTTAACTGTAACGGTATCACAGTCATCTTCCGAGGTGGCTACACCTAACGCTAAATTTGGTGGGCCGTAGATGAATCGAACATCTATTGTCTCCTTAGAAGGGAGCAGTCCTATCCGTTGAACGAACAGCCCGAAAAAATACTCTGTTGGACTTTTACCATAGTCACGAGACACACTCGACTTGATTCGCCAAAGACTAACGAATGACTGCTTTCTGGTGGGACTTGGTTTGGTCCTTTATACACCATAGTTTTGTAAGACATAGAAAATATTTTTATACACTACCTATAAGCTCTCGCTTGTAGTGACACCTAATTGTGCTCGCTTGGGCGCTTCAGGTGCTCCCTCGTCTTGAACCTATCGGATAGTTATTTATGTCTTACGTCGCTTATTCTATCAACTTTTTTTCAAAAGTAAACAAAAAAGTGATTTTTTTTATCGTAGTTGATTGGGTTGGATTTGATACCAACATCCCGCATTTCGAAAAGTCCTACTTAGACGATCAGCGCAACTTTCGCTGCCTGAGTTGGATTTGATACCAACACCCTTTCTGTTATGCGTATCCTACTTAGACGATTCAATCAACCGCGATGAGAAGATCCTATCAAGATTTTCAGAGATTGTAAACAAAAAAGTGAAACTTTTTTCAACCTCTTAGACTCTCTCTAAGATCTGCTGCTTTTCAGCGGCAAGGAGATCTTACCACAAAAGAGGGGAAAAGTACATATCTTTTTTCAGTTTTTTTCATTTTTTTCTCGGATCCAAGCCTGTCATTGACTGGCCCCTTGCCTCCCCCTCTGCTCCAGACTCAGCCTAGAGAGCGCTTAAATTCTGGTCCAGATAGCGATAGAGCTCAATGGTCTTGTCAATGTCATAGCTCGCATCGTGTGCCTGAGACTCATCCCAGCCCAACTCAGCGCATTGACATAAGGTACTGAGTTTGAAATTTGGCAGGGCCCCTCTGACCCTCTTGGTAAACCAGGCTGCCCCCATCATAACACAAATGGGAGGATTCCAGAAATAGCTGCCAAAAAAGGCATCTTCATTCTTTTCAAACCAAGCGCGAACAAACTCAGCGTCAAATTTGGCGTTATAGGCAACAAAGTGTAGCTTGTCTGCTTTATCATAGCGATTCACATGCTCACTCAGCCATTCAACAAAATCAGAATATGCGCTGCTGCTGCTTGTTGGCAAGCTTGCAAGATCCTCAACACTATAGCCATGTTTCTCAAGGGCTTCTGGCATGACATTCAGACCAATCGGTCGAAATGTGCTATCAAATCGACTCAGCACTTCAGCTCCATTAGGAGAGACAATACGTGCACTCAATTGAAAGATATCATGGGCGCTGCGATCAATGCCAGTTGTTTCGACATCAATAAAGCATAATTTGGATGGATTCATAGTTTTGTTATTAGTTTGCTATTTGTAAATTTTTGAAGTTCTTCTTGTGTATCAAATGTTGGCCATATAAAATCAATATCGGTATGATCTCTTAGCCAGCTGTTATTAACTGCTTCATAATTATTAGGAGGCTCTAATGGCAAACCAGATTTGTCAAGTCGGCTCAAATAGATGCACGTGCCACCTTCTCGTTTTATCCATTCATGTTCATTGCTAAAGCGCAGATCAGTAATCACAAGCAGATCAGCCGTTGATTTATTCCAAGCTTTGCTTCCTTTCATGCAGTTTATCCAATGATCTGGGTTTTGAGCTCTTCGAAATTCAGTGCCCCAAAAAACAAGAAACGGTCTTATGATTTTCTTTTCTACAGGATCAGAGGTCCATGCACTAATGCCAACGCTCTGTTTTAAGAAGTCATCAACTTCATGCTTAAGCTCATCGGCAAAAGCAAAGCGTTGAGTCTTTAAACCAGCGGTTGCATAATAGTTTTCAAGAGCAGTATATAAACGATCTTTGCCTGAGCAGGCATGTCCAGCAATTGCAATTATTCTTTTCATATATCAAAATAAATCAAGTTTACTTAATGTTACAAGACTATGTATATAGAGACTATAGGGCATATTGTCAACATCATAGCTATGCTTTATCTTGCTAATAGTATCATCAGGCAATATCTCATATGAAGATATTTTTTTAATAATATCATGATCTTTGGGATCATAATAGATATAGACAAGATGATTATGAATTATATAGCGATAGATGTACATAGCTAGACGTAATATTTCATATTCCGTCAGTGTAAACAAGTTACACTTGAATTATACCAACAGAAAATAGTTTGTAAACCAAAAAATGAAATATTTTTTCTAGGGACTTTTAAGCCCCTAGAACACTAACAATATATCTTAAGATCTTGCTGCGAACAATTTCATTTTGACCAAACTTGAAATTATATATGCCTTGACTATTTGCATCACCTCGCCCAGCAAAAGCATCATAGATTTCAGTAAAGCCACTAAGCTTGCCAATATCACTTTGTGCCTTGTCTCCACAAATTGCATAACGAGTGCCTTTGCCGAATCTTGTTAGGATTGTTACAAGCTCGCTCTTTGTTAGGTTTTGAGCTTCATCAACAATAACAAAGGCTCGATTAAAGGTCAGACCCCGCACAAAGTTAACAGGCACTGCTTGCAGCACATCATGGCTTTTTAGGATTGTGGCAACATTATCTCCACAGATCTCAGTAACCTTTTCTAGCAGTGGCATTGCATATGGCCCAAACTTATCATCAATCTCTCCAGGCAGTGCACCAATACTACGACTTGCGCTTTCGATAACGCTGCGAATATAAATGATGCTATCAACCTTTTGTTCTTTCAAACATTGCAATGCACTAAGCACCGCAAGATAGCTTTTTGCTGTGCCAGCTGGACCGTCAACAAATGCTATTTGTGTTGAATCAGCCATGCAGCAATCCTTAAACTCTTTATGAAGAGGATTAAGATGAAAGCTATTTTTAATAGTAAAATCTGTACTCCAATTAAAGCTTAAACTTTTTTCAATAGCGTTAGTTGGTTCCGATGTTGTTTTTGTTCTGCGTGTTGTTTGTTTTCTTGCTGGCATAAACGTAAAAAAGGCCAGACTGAAACGTGTTCAATCTGGCCTGCTTGTTAGAGTTTTTTGTCATGAATTATTGTTCGATGATCATTCTGCGATATTCATAATCACTATGAAAGCGCTGACCTCTCCCGGTTAGCACTCCTTCTTTAAAGACATATTCTTTGCCTTCAATCAGGTGTATCTGAGGAGGATCGTATAGTGCCGAGTTGTTCAATGTATCTTTGTTTCCGAAGCAACAGTCTACGAGTTTGCAACTTGCTAGCTGCATCACCACGAGCAGCAGTACGGTCAATTTCATCTTCAATTTCATCGATTCGTGTTTCCCGTTTTAGTTGCACATAGAGACAATATGCTCTACATGCTTCAATAACGGCAGTTAATAGTTGAGTAATCACTTTGTGCCTTTATCTTTGGCTTTACCGATATTCAATGCTAGAAAATCAATAATGCCGTAGACTTTTGCCAGAGTGCTGCCTGGTTTTGGAGTAGGTGTAACACTTGCAATTGCACT